AGCTTCTTCTCCAAGGACGTCGCTAGTGCATGTTCCAGTAGGGATACACTGCGGCTCTTGGCATTCTGGCTTCTGCCAGTTCTCGTATTCTTGGCATTCATAGCGAATCCAGCCCTGATAACCACAGGCAGAAAGCCCGACCGAAAGGACTAAGGCCAGACTTCCCGCCAGTAGTTTCCGAGTCACTTCCCCTGTAACCCGAAAGCTGCATCTTTAGGATTTAGCCAGCGCAGAACTACAGGCAGAACAGCGGCTAAGCCAGCCATTCCGATCGCTTTAGGATCTTGGACGCCAGCCATGTAAACAGCTAACGACGCAGCTGCGAAGCTACGCGCCCAGCTTGCGAGTAACGCTTTTAAGTTTTCCATCTTTCTTCTCCTTGATCTTCGGCTTCGTTGCCGACTGAGTAGGTACTTCGACGACTGGATAATCGCCAGCGTAAGCCACGAACTTAGGACGTCCGAAGCCTACGACTTCTTTACCGCTCCCGAATGCCCGCTCTTTAATCATTACCATTCCGCCGTTACGCTGATCACCAGTTCCCGAAGTATTACCTTCGATGGTGATAACAGTCTTCGACTTAACTCCGACGACGATTCCGATGTGCGAGATACGATCGACGCCATCGTGCGGAAAGTCCATGAATGCAAGATCGCCGATCTTCGGCTCTGTCTCGACCCAGCGACTTACTTCTTTAAGCTTATGCGCTCCCGCAGCTGTAGAGACCATCGATGGAAGCTTTACGCCCGCTTCGTGGAATACCCAATTACAGAACGATCCGCACCATGGCAGACCGTCGGCCTTAGTGAACTTTCCGTACTTCGTAAGATTGTCGCCTTCTTCGATAGTCCCGACTTCTGCCAGTGCTACTTCTACGACGGCCGCAGCTGTTCCGATTGGATAGGTCATGATGTAGGTAACTTAGTTTCTTCTTCGTTTAATCCAAGCCCTGAAAAAATTACCTTCGCTTCCGATTCTGTAAAGCCCATAGCGATAAACTTATCGTAAGAGACTTTTAAGCTGTCGATTCGATCTTGGGCTGCTTGTTCCGAAGCCGTTTGGTCTTTTTGTATTTCTTTCTGGAGATTAAGCAGATTTTGCGCTTCTGCTCCTTCCAAGATTATTTCTTCGTTGTCGATTCCGACTTTAATTTGCGTAGCCATAGACTCGAACCTTTCCTGTGATTGTGCCCGATGCTGGAATTAAGGTAAAACCATCATAAGAAGTTTGGTTAAATGAAGTACCGGACATTCTCTGAGCGTAGGAATGACCAAGATTAGAGAAGAATGTTTGACCAATTCCAGTCATAACCGTTTCTGTGGCGATGAATGGATCCATCATGTCAATAAGTGCTAAAGAGCCACCTTCATTAGTATTATTCATAGCATACCCAGCCAAAAAGCCATTACCGTTTTCGTAAGATGTGTCGGTCGTACTGCCACCATAATAATAATTATTAGCTGTGAAATAAGTGCTCGTGTTATCTGTACCCGATGCCCTTAGTCTCATTCTAACTTGGGCGTTATCTGTACCGCTAAAAGTCGTAATGTTCATAATTATTCGGTAATTGTCATAAGTCGACGAAAAACAATTATTAACAGATTGAGACGAGACACCGCTAAAAGATGTAGTAGAAATTAATGTTAAACCCGAAGCGCTGCTAGGTGTTGCCCAGCTTGGAACGCCGCTCGCTACGGTAAGAACTTGTCCATTAGTGCCCACAGCTAGACGAGTGTTCGTATTAGCCGTCGCCGATCTGTATTCGATGTCGCCAAGTGTTGTCGATGGATTGAGTGCCTTGGTCGTAGTGTCGATCGAAGAACCAAGAGTACGAATAGCGGCTGCGCCGTCTTTTACGAGTGCCGTGTCGTCTGGAGTGCTCCAGTTGTAATTCGTTGTGCTTGCCATGTTTTCTCCTTTAAGCGACCGTAACCGCGTTTAACCAGATAAGTGTAGGACTAAGAGTGTTCCAAGTTTCGGAAGCAGACACGTCATTCCAGCGAGCCGCATCAAGTGAATAAGCCAGCGGCGTAACGTAAAGATCAACGGCCAGAGAGTTATAACCAGCTGAGAATCTCCAGCCTTCGACGAATCCTTGGAAAGCTAGACCCATGTTCGCGGGTAGGTCTGTAATGTTTACAGGCATTCCCATAAAGACACCGATAAGAGCGTCTCTATCTGAATCCGTTACGTTAGGGCTACCCAGCGGATAGCGAATCGACTCGAAGTTAGCTCTAGGGTAAGCGCGAAGAGCTAGGTAGAAGTTCGCTTGGCTTGTTGCGTCTGCGCCCTTTTCTAGTGTCGTGAGAATGTTCTGCGCCAGAGATCCATAAATCGCGACAGATGTCGCGTCGCTTGCTGTGTGCTGGTCGCCGTTTTTATAAGTTATCGTCACTTCATTACGAACGTCGCCCGATCTGGTCGATGTCTGGAGACCACTGGAATAAGCGTCTAAAGCTGAAAGCTCGACATAACCATTCGCGGTTAAGTAATTTCCGCGATGGGTACTGTCTGCGTACCCGATTCGGCCCTGACCATCTTCGTAGATGTAACCAAGTCCAGAAGTAGCTAGAGCAGCAACTAAAGAATAAGCGTCTGTAAGATTGCTAGTTCGAGCGGTTAGTTCATAATTGCCTGGGCGATCGATCTCGCCCACTCCACTATTTTCCGCGTTTGTCCAAATGGTCGTCGGATCGTATGTAGCCCAAGTAAGAGCAGCTGGAACTTCATTCCAAGCTCCGTAAAGAATGCCATCGAGTACGTCGTAAATCTGATCGCCCTCAAAAGCTTTAGATAAGACGCCTTCGGTTAAAACTTTTGGCAGACGTGAAAGTGCGCCAAGAGCCGTAACCGTGACAGTCTGGACTAGACCGCCAGTTCCCGATCTTTCGACTGTCGTTAGAATGTCGCTCACGCTGCCGCCGAAGATTGCCACTGGCGTAGCTGTGGAGTTCTGTACGAAGACGGTTATCCCAGAGTTAATCTCTACGGTTATGGGATCGTCGTCGATGTTGAGAATAGATAAATTACAGTAGCCCGCTATTGCTTGCTGGTAGATGTCTCGGCGACCAGATTCGATAGTAAGATTCGCCAGAGTTATGTTCTTATACTCGACTCCATCGATAAGAACGCTCCAGACTGGAGTCCATAGGCTCATACTGCGAAGAACGCTCCCGCGCCTAGAGTGCCGCGCGCTTGGGATTTATTTACTACGTCGATGATTGTACGAGCTGCCGATTCTGGATCTCCGACTACACCCATGTTTACAGTTACCCGAGCGGCTGCGTTTTCTTCGCGTTGCGCTCGAAGTCTGGCTGTTTCTGCCTTTAATTCTTCACGTCGTAAGATTGCAGCTTGCATCGCTGGAGAATAAGCAGATAACGGCGCGCCTGTAAAAGTAGGCGATCCCGCGTTAGGAGCGAACGTTCCACCGCCACCGCCGAAGCCAGTTTCTACAGTAACTCCACCGCCGATCTCTTCTGGGAATGGTACGGAAGCTTTAAGTCCCTTAGCTCCGCCATCGAATAGGTTTGTGATCGGATTATCCTTAATTAAATCGATAACCTTTTTCGCGCCGTTATAGATTCCAGTTAGGAGCTGTACGAACTTTCCGAAAGCTGTAACAAGTCCACCGATGAGAGTCGCGATTCCTTCGAGTGCGACCTTAAAAGCGCCACCCAGAATCGGAGCTAGGTTATCTTTAGTAAATGTCCAGACAGCCTTAAAGAGTGCTAAAAGCGGAGCGAGTTCGTCTGAGTTAGAAGCTACAGCGTTCTTAATAATGTTAAAAGCATTCGCCAAGCCTCGAAGAGCTGGCCCGAAGATCGCGCCTAACGCTGGAATGAACTCGTTAGCTAAGAAGTTAAATACAGCTTTAATGATCGGTAGGAGATCATCGCGAACGACCTTAAAGATAGATGTAAATGCTGGCCCGAGAGTGGTCGATAACCCAGCGGCGAAGTTCTGGATCGCTGGGATTCCCTTATCGACGAACCCAGATAAAAGCGGAGTGAGCGCATCTAAAACGTAAGAACCTACGGTCTCTTTAGCTTCATCGAATGCAACGCTAAGACGCTGCATCTTGCCTTGGAACGTGTCCGCTTGCTTAGAAGCTTGACCCTCAAAAGTCTTAGCTAGAGAAGCCGTAATCTGTTCCATCGACATAGTTTTAAGCTGAGCAGACGATAATCCTATGCCTAATCTTCCCAGAGCTGCCGTATTACCTTCGGCGGCCTTGGCCATGGCGTTCGTAACTGCTTCGAGTGACTTTCCACTTCCAGCGGCGACATCGATCGCGATAGCTTGTAGCTGTTGCGCCTTATCCACGTCTTTAGTCGCGCGTAAAAGTCGGTCCATTGATGGACGAAGCTCGTCGTCTGTAATACCAGTGAGAAGCGATGTCTTAGTTATCTGCTCTTCTACAGCTGCGATCTGGGCATTCGTAGCGCCAGTAACGTTCTGTAAAGTAGTAGCTAGCTTCGCTTGGGCTGCTTCGTCTGCGATAGCTGACTTAACTCCATCGATAAGAAGTTTTCCAGCATAGGCCGCGGCTGCCACTGTTGCAGCTGCGAAAGCTGCGGCGGCTACCTTTCCGAACTTGCCGATCTTGCTGGAAAAGCCTTCGACTTCATTCTGTGCGCCTTTTACGCCTTTTTTTAATTCGTCGAAATCTGCGTCGAAAGTTATCTTTACTTTTGGAATGCCAGCCATTAGTCGAGACCTACTTTCTTGATTACGCCCTGAATGAGATCTATGTATTCTTTCGCGACGATAGGCGTGTAATAGTCAACAGCTGGAGCGATCCAGTAGCCGCGCTTGTTACGCGGAGCCTTAAATCTGTCTGTGTATGCGCGACCCAGTGAATCCGTACCGTGTCCGCTGCCGTACTCCGTTCCCCACAGAAGCGCGCCCGCTGAAGCTGCGTTCTGGCGTACTCGGCCTTTACCGCTCTTCGATGTCTCGCCGCCGTACTTACGACCGACCTTCTTAGGGCCGCCGATGTCTACGCGAATAAGACGATCGCGCTTCGCTGTAATCGTCTGAGCTACGAGCTTAGTCTGTGGAGCTGGCGCGCCTTGTGCGCTCATCATAAGCTGGCCAGCCAGACGCTTCGACAGTGGAAGAGCTGCGTCGCGAATCTGATTCTGTGTTTCTTTATCAAGAAGATTAAGCGTCTGGATCAAGTTTTTAAGCGCGGCTGGCTCGACCTCTATCGAGTAGACGCCCTTCTTACTTGCCATTCTGCCTCTCCAAGATCTCTATAGCTGTAAGTAAATCTTCCACCGTCTTCCACTCGCTCATCGGAATACGAGTCGCGATCGCTACTTCTATAAGTGTGCGATTTAAGCTTCCGACGGGCCAGCTTTTGGGTCTGTCTTCTTACTTGTAATACTTTCGACAGTCTCCACCCAGATCTCGAAAGGCTTAACAGGATTTCCCGCTGCTTCGCGCTTCATAGCGTTATAAGCCAAGAAGTTAAGCCCTTCGAGTCCGAGTTTAGAATCTGCTTCGTTTACGGTCGTATTAAACTTCCGCTCCCACTTAACCCACTCTGGATTAGCCGCTACGAATGTAGCGACCTCTCCGTTTAAGTAAGTGACTTCGAGTTCTAGCTTCATTGATTGCTCCCGATTCTGTTTTTTAGCTGAATGTCTCTGTAGGTGTTCCGATAACTGTAAAGCTCATGCTAACAGTTTGAGCGTCTGGCGATGATCCGCCCACGCTTGGAAATAGTGGCAGAACTTGGAAGCTAAAGACTGCCCCTGTAACAGCTGTAAGCGATACTGTTAAAGCTGTGTTTGGTGCTGTCTCTGCGGCTGTCCATAGAGCTTCGCAGAGTGAATCCGCTGCGCC